ACGGAAATTCTTTTTGTTTCTTTTTGGCATCACATCACCACCTCTTTTCATGGCTGTTCTACCATCTGGAAAATTTCCAAAATATTGTTTTGGTTCACCAAATCTTTGTCCATAATCATTTCTAGACATATCTAGCTCTCCTTGCCATGAAACCACCACCCATAGCTTTTGCTCTTTTTGCAAATGTTTTAACGTTTGTTGGTTTACCACCAACACCCTGTGCCACCGCTCTCTTTCTTTTTACTGCTGATCGTCTCTGTCCCTCTGACATAGATCTTGCTTTTGCAAGTGGGACACATTTTGGGTATTTACGTTTTGCATCTTTCTTCTGTTTTGATCTTCCGCACTTTGAGAAAGAACCGTCCTTCTTTTTACTTCCTATGTCTACCCACTTCTGGGCAAACCATTTATCAAGTCCGTTCTTTGCCATGGCATTAAGAATTCTTTCCTATAGCTTGTCTGTTCATTCCTCTTTTACAGATTCCGCCACCTTTTAATCCTGCTCTTCCACCTTTAGCCATGTTATTACCAAACTTATCACTAAAAGCAGATTCTTCTTTTGTTTTCTTTTTTAGTTTTTTAAGTCTTTTTTGTTCTTCTAATTGTTCTAACAAATTTTTTTTAGATTTTTCTAATTTTTCTAAATCCATTATACTCTACCTCCCTTCATGAAAGCTCTACCCATTCCTCGTTGTGATATTCCACCACCCCTCAGACCTTGTTTTTTTAATCTTGCAGTAGCTTCCATTAATCCACCTTCAGCTTTGCTTCCTCTGAAATCTTTTCTTTTAACTCCAGATGGATCTTTAATTTTACCTGCACAGATCTTGCTGGCGTAGGCGTTAGCATATGCTGACGGATACACCTTGAATTTTCTTTTTGCTGCTGCCTTACCTCTTGGACATAGTTTAGTCATTATTTCCTCGCTGTTTGTTTTGCACGTTTAAAGTCAGATGCTTTTGGTGCACCTTTTGCACCTTTCTTTCGCATCTTACCACCACGTTTTCTTTTAGCATGTATATTTGCGTATAGACCTTCACCAGCCATTATATTATCCTTTTCTTTTTCTTACCATTAATAACACCTCTACCTTTTAGGATATCAGCAAATGTAACTTTACCATCTCCCGTTAAATCAGGAAACTTCTTTTTTTTACGTGTCATTCTTGTTTGTGGTGTTTGTTTTGGACCGAATGTTTCTTTTATTTTTTCTACGTTTGATTTTTTCTTCATCAAACCAGTTCCACGTTTTAGACCGATCCTACCACCTTTAGCTTTTTTAACTTTTTCTTCAAGTTTATCAAGTTTGTAAGAAACATCTTTTAATTTTTTACCTTCACTTCTTTTTAATTCAGATTTCTTTTTTTTAGATGCTAACGTTTGTGTGTATACACCTTGAGGATCAGCATCTTTGAAAGCTTGGTCAATTGTTTTAGTAACCTTATCTTGAATGGCTCTTTTTGTATCTATATTTTTTGCAATACCAACATTACTAATAACTTCTTTACCAGTTGTTTTACCACCTTTAATTAAATTTTTTAAATAACTAAAACCTGCTTTTGCTATTCCTGACATTATTTTTTGCCTCCGTTTCTAAAAATCTGTGTGCCCTTTATACCATAAATCGACGCCACGACAAGGATCCAAAGATTTGTGAACCATGACGGGAGCTGCGAGAACATGTCGAAGAACAATTTCACCTTGTCCATCGCTGTCGGATCGTCCGATATGACTGCCCAAGCGAGCACCAAAACGGGCAAACTAAGAATTATCAAAACTGCCTCGTCCTTCCAGTCTGATTGTCGGGCCTCTAACAGTTTTCCCTGGTATTGTTCTTCACCCTTGGCCATACGTTCTGCATGCATCAGTTGTGCATCAGACATTGCCATCTTCGTTCTCTGCTTGTTGGCGTAAATCTTACTTCCTGCAGAGACGGCTAATTTTATCGCCGATAACCACATAATTAGTACGCTTTAGAGTTTCTTCTTTTCTCTGCTAACATTCTTTTTTGACCTGGGACTGGCATCTCAGGTTTTCCTGTAGCAATATAGTTAAAAGCTTGGTCAGCAGTCGTTTTAGATCGAGGATCTACCTCGATACTTTGCTCCGCAACTTTAACCTGTTGTATTTTGTCTAGTTTTTGCATTTATGCTCCTTTTTTAACTCCCTTTATAACACCTTTGTTCTTAGATGCATAGAATATCTTTTCACCCTTCTTCTTGCCATATTGTTCCTTCATAGATTTCATGATTTTTTTACCTTTTTTGTTTAATGACATTAATTATCCTCCGTAACTATCGCTGCTTGTTGCACTCCGGTCTTTGCAAGGCTAACTCCTGCTCTTAATTTGGCCAAATCCTCGTTTTGCTCCATCTTATCTTCTGCAATATCTCCTTGTTGCATCAATCTTGCCCTCGCAAGGTCTTGTTGGGCCTCGTCATTGTCTCTTTTTCGCTCATTTTCCATCGCACGAAGGTCAACTTCACGTGATTTTAGTTTTAGAAGAGGGTCATTATCGAATTGAGAAGTGATTTTCTTCTCTTCTTTCATAAATTCCTCTGTCATCTCGGCAATTAACACAGATTTTCTAGATTCTATCTGATTTGTCATTGATTGAAGTTGTTGTTGCATTCTAGGATCGGTCGCTGCCATCTGTTGCATCTGCATCATCTGTTGCATCTGCTCTCTAAACTCTAATTGTATCTGTTCTTGTGCCATTAAACTGATATGCTCAAGAATATTTTTCTGTATCGCTGCCATGACCGCAGGATTATTTCTAACAATGTTGGTTGACATAAAATTTAGGTGAGCTGTGATATGCGCTCTGTGGTCCTGACCAGGAAAAGCCTGGAAAGGTTTGCCAGCTAAAGCACTAATGTGCTCTAAACTTGGGTCCATTGGTGCGGTTGGCGCTGGTGGTGGTAAAACTGCATCAACATTTTTAACACCGATCGCTTCATACATGTTTCTGTATACCTGATACAGGTTATGTATCTGTGGATTAGATGTTGCAAGCTGTAATTGTGTTTGTGCTAAGGTCACTCTTTGTGACATAGAAAATATATTTGGATCCGCAACCGGTATAACATCTATTCTATTATCAAAGTCAGTCTGTTTCACGTTTCTCGCACCACCTACAACATCATACGGATATTCTGGTGGTAGATATTGTGACACGACTGTTGATAATAGTTTGAATTCTTTTTTCATAGCTGCGTAACATCTTTTATGTATCGCGCTCATGACTCTTGAACCACGCTCTAATAATGCGATCGTTGTTCCGACAGCTGCCGCTTGATTGCTATCTCCCACTTGCATATCAGCGATCGCTGCAAATCTCTGTCCAGCTTGAACAACAATACCTAATAAGTTTAATAATGTTTGAGAAGGTTCTTTGTATGGTAGAGGGAAAAACGCATCACGTAAATTACCTCCTGGTGCGTCCACATCTTTAAACTCACCTGGTTGTATTGGTGCTGCCTCATCTCTAACTCTAACGCCTCGTTGCTTAAATCCTGCAGGTAGATTTGATAACGTACCTGCGTCTAGTAATTGACGGAGAGCCGCCGTTGCCGTACGGCTCAATCCGCCAATCATGTGAATGAGTCCAAAGCCATAAAATCCTAGTCCTGGCAGAAATTTGAAGTGGACAAAATATTGGATCTTATTTTTCTTTAGATCATCGGGCGCATAGTTTCTCCGTATAGAGAGAACTAATCGGCTACCTTCTTCGACTGTTACGACGTAAGGTAATTTTATTCCTGTCGGTTGTCCATCTGCACCGACCTCTTCGAAACCTTCTAAATCTAGATTGACATGACACTCTAGCAATGTGTAAATCGGTTCGTTCTTGCCAGTTTTTTTGCTACCCTCAAGGTCACGTTCTTTTTTTTCTAATTCATTTTTTTCAACATTGCCAGGTGGTCCTAATTCCACATCTCTATAGAAACCGTTGACCTGTTGTTTTTTTAATTCGTTTTCAGATATTTTAATTGTATGAATAATCGCTTCCGCGTCGTCTAATGAGGTAGCCGTGTACGGAACGATTAATTCATCTGCTGGAACAAATTTTGATACAGCTCGTCCCAGGTTTACATCATAGTAAACTTTTTTAAATGTTGATCCAGCTAATGGTAAATGAAACAACATGGAGTCAAACTCAGCTTCGTATTCTTTCATTTGATCCATAATCAAATAATTCATAAAATCTTTTACACGTTGTGCCTGCTGTTCTGTTGCAGGGTTTTTTACACCAATAATTTGTGTTCTAACTGGTCCATCACTTGGTAATAATTCTTTGTAAGCTTGTGCTTGGAACTGTGTAACAGCCTCTGCCATTACCGGGTGTGTTGCACCTGAAGCTCCTTGAAATGGTTCTGTTCTATTCTCGTATTTGAATCCTAAAAGATCTAAACCCTGTATATATCCCTGCTCCCAATCTTTTCTAGAACTCTTGTAGTCCATATAATTTTGAACCATCTCATTACCGATTGGTTCTAATACATCGTCTGGTAAAAGATCTGCAAGATTGTCAAAGTGTGATTCGGTTCCAGGAATGTTAATCGATCCTGGTTCAAAATCTAATGTTACACCACCATCTTCTTCTGGAATAACTTCTATTGGTCCTTTTTGTTCTTCTGGTTCCTGAACTGCAACTTCTTCTGCTATCTCCTCTTCCGAGGGGATATCTAATTTAGTTCTAGTGTTCGGGAGTCCTTTATCTATATCTGCCATTTAATACTCCTATATTTTCATACCACGTTTCATTAGACCTTGCAACCCTTGAGACATCGGTCCTTTTTCTGGTGGTGGGCCTTGATCTACACCAGCTAACTTAGCAATACCACCACCTGCAAAATATTTACTCATAGATCCTTTCATGTATTCTTTAAAGCTTTTCTTACCACCATGTTTTTTGTAATATTGATAACCTTTGTGATGATCTGTTTCTATTTCTTTTATGTATTTAGCAGCATCTTTACCATAGCCACCACCAGTAAAACCTGCACGTCCACCCATTGCTAAATTAGCAACACCACCTGCCTCTGCTATTCTTTGCATTGCTTGTTGTATTTGATCACCTGTTCTTAATACATCTAATCCACTCAAAGTTGTTGTAACTGCAGGTGTAATTCTTTTTGTAACACCTGTAAGTTCAAGATATCTATCTATTAATTTATCGTCATCTGTGCCTAATGATTGTTTTAAAAATGATCTTACTTCATCATCAGAATATTGTGTATATAGATTTTTCATCTCTTCTTCTTTTCTTTTTCTATAATCTTTAGCTTCACCACTTTCAAATTTACCTATTGATTGTTTAAATTGATTGTATGGAAACATTCTTTGACCTTGTTGACCTTGTATGTATTCTTGTGCAATGTTTGATGCATCTTGAAATGCTTCACCAGATATTATGTCTGCATCTTTTTGTAATTGACTATCTTTTATAAAAGGACTAGATTGTTTTTCATAAGCTCTTAGTTTTTCTCTTTCAGCCTCTGTCATTAATTGATCATCACGTCCTCTTTGTTCTGCTAAAAATTCTTGGTCACGTGCTTTATTAAAAGCAGAAATTCTATCTTGTGCATCAAACCCTGATTGTAAAATATTTTTATCAGCTGTGCTCTCTAACATTTGTTGTCTTTGAATTAATGTTGGATCTAGCTCGCCTCTATATTTTCTTGGATCAAGATACGATAAATAACTTTCAGCCCATGCTTGTTTCAAAGGCTTACCTTCTAAAAGTTTGTTACCGATAAGTGCTCCTTCGAATACTACTTCACCAAGAATGGTACCTGGACCTAGGACATTTTTTAATAGTCTACCACCTTTTGATGCGGCTTCTGCTGTCTCAACTAATTGTCTTGCAGCTTTCTTATCTCCAGCTGCTGCAGATTTTTTTGCTTCATTTAAACCATCTTGAATACATTCAATACTGTTTGCAAAACCAATACGTCCACCATCTGCGTTTAAACTAATCTGACATTTTTTTAATTTACTATAACTTACAATAGTATTAATAACTTTATCCTCTGTTGCCTTTGATAAAGGTGTAATTCTTTTAAAAGCAGAAAAATCTTTTCCTTTTACAACCCCAGCATCAATTAATTTTTTTTGTAAAGCTTCATCGGTTAAAACTTCTTGAGAAAATTTTCCAATTCTATTGTATGTTTTGAGACCTTCAATTGCATCTTCAATTAAGTTTGATTGTCCAATTGGTTTAGCTTTAAAATCATAGACATTTCCTTTTGCGGACACCCCACCAAATTCTAACGGAGTGATTTGTTCTAATTCTTTTAATACTTTAAATTTATTTAAAGTATTTTTATCTGTTGGATTTATTTTTAATTCTCTGTTGATTTCTATTCTAGCATTGTCAAAATTAGTTTTAAATCTGTTTACAGCTTGTGGAATAGGTTTTACTTTAATTAAATTTACAGGATTAGCTCCTTGTTTAACTTCTTTTAAAAATCCAAAAGGAACCACATGATCTAATGATAAAGCTAACTGAGGTGCTACCTCTTTTAAACTTCTAGAAAATTTGTAATATTCTGATAAAGATTTCATAGCTTGTTTTTGAGCTTTTGAATTTTTTGGATAAGCAGTTGCAACTAAGTCTCCTATTCTTCTTTGATATATGTCTATAAAATCAGGCGCGTTTCTTATTTTATTTAAAACATTTGATAGTCTTTCTGGTTCATCATAAGGAACAATAATAGATCCCCCTTTTCTTGTTCTCATTCTATAAATATCTCCTACCAAATCAGACATAGTGGTTTGAGTTTTTTTAGAATTTAACCCAAATCTTTTAGATATTTCTTTAGCTGTAATTTCGTCTGAGTTTTCTATGAATTCAAACAAATCTTTTCTTACTTGTAAATTTCCTGTTTTTAATCTACCAGATTCATAATCAAAATTTTTTTTATAAAATTCATCTCCTTTATTTGCTCTTATCCAATCTTCTACTACACTAGCAGACACATTTGCTTTTCTTGCAATTTGTTCTCTGTTTAATTTTCCTTCATCAACTGCTTCTTCTATTATCTTATTTATTTTTTCTATGTCACCGGTTCTGTAACCATATTTAGCTGCTCCTCCTGTAGGAATTCCAAATTCTTTTTTTATTTGTCCTCTTGCAACAAAAGAATTTATTGCAGAACTAATTTGAGCTTTAGATAAAGATTTATCTAATTTATTCATTTTTGTTATAATTGTTTGAAGGTCATCACCTGCATTTGCAGATTTTATCAAAGTGTCGGATAGTTTTTTATTATTAATAATTTTTACACCAGTGCTAACTTTTCCTGGTTCTAATGTGTTAACAACTTTTCTAAACAAAGGTAGATTATCTCTTTGTCCTACACCGTAGTTTACTTGATCAGCTTTTACTCCTGTTCTATCAAAATCTAATTTATTAAAATCTTCTTTAGATAAATTTTCTTTTAATTTTTTTATTTGTGCTGCAGAAAGTTTTATTCCACTTCCTTTTGCTGAACCATATTCAGGTCTAGATCCATCAGCACTTGGTTTAACCAACATGCCACCGCCTGCCATTGGATTACGTCTGTTAAACGCGTTAAATAATTCTATCTCTTTGATCTCTGGTTTTGGATCTGGTTGCGCAATCTCTGATGCGAACTTAATCTGATCTCTAATACCTGATCGGGTCAGGTAATCCATCATCTGTTTGTATTCTTTTGGAGTCATTATTCTCCTAACATTCTAGCAATACCACCTGATGCAAAGTCTTCGTAAGGACCATCATAATCACCTTGTCTTTTAATTATTGCATCTGATTGAGCTTCGGGATCTTCTGTTATTCTTTTAGCTTTATCTTTTCTTTTCATATTTTGAACAAGTTCTTTTATGGTAGGTTTTTCACCCGTAGCATACTCTTTTAGTTTCGATACATCCGAATCAAGATCTTTAATACTCGTGCCACCGACCTCATCTACATCTAAACTAAAATCATCAGGACCATCTACTCTTCCAACCGGACCTGACTCTGCTACATCAAACTCAGCTGATGGGTTTGGATCTCCCTCATCAGGTTTAGGTTTTTTGTATTGTAATTGAACTGTATCTTCAAATGTGTTTGCAGGACTATCATACTCTACTCTAACAGTGCCAGCATCAAGATCCTGATAAACTGTTACGGTATTGTTATCATCAATTTTTTTCATGTGAACAACTTCTCTGTCTACAGTTGCAAATCTTTTAGTGACATCATCACCTTCAAGAATTACTTTGTTAACCAACTGATCAAACCATTCTGGTTTACCCGCAACATTATCCGTTTTGATAATTGGCACTTGGGTTACTTTTTTACCAATCTTAAACGGTTTAAAAATCTTACCGATAATAGGTATAGACATTGCACCACCTAAGATTTTTAAGAACGTTCGTCTTGACATTCCTGATCCCTCTTTCAAACCAAGACGCATGATACCGCCCTCTGCATTTGGTTTACGTTTCATGTCATCTGTAACTTCTAGGTTATCAAGTTTTCTCATCTCTTGTGCTCTTTTCATCATATCAATTTTACCTGCGTAGTCTCGACCACTACCGAGTCTGATCAGTTCTCCTATCAGACCTTCTGAGCCATCACTACCTCTGATAAAATCCTCTATCTGAGCATCATCCATGTGTGGTAGGAATTTTTGTAGATACATTTTTAAACCCTCTTTGTCTCTTTTTCTGTACATGTCGACAATTTCTAATAAACCCACATACATTTCAGGATCTCTTGTTTTCATTTCATCAAATCCTTGTTTACCAAATACTTTTCGTAAAAATTTTATACCTGAACCAACTTTCAAACCAACACGACCACCTGTTGCAAAATCTCCTGAATCATCATCAATAGGATTTTTATTTAAAAATTCCTCCATGCCTCCAGCCTCTTCTACGTCTTTATTAAATTGTTTTTGAGTATCAGACATTTTAAATTTCTTTTTAGATAAACCTTGGTATGCCTGATCATATAAATCTAATCTCTCTTTTATCGGCAGGTCATCGTAGACCTTACCCATACGTGTCGCCAGATCCTCTGCAACAAGTTCCGCATCAATTTTTCTATCACCAGAGAATCCTGGCGAAACATTATCAATAGATTGATCTACAAATTTTTTTCTTATTTTCATTTTATCAATATTCTTTTTATTCTCCGCCATGATCATGTTTTTCAACGTCTCTTCTGAAGATTGAACTGGCGCTGCAATATCTTCAGGACCACCTCTGCTTCCTGGTGGTGGCATATCATCAACTGCTTGACCACCCATGATCTTGGATCCTTTTGGTATCTCTTTGCCTGTGGTTATCTCAAATATTTTTGCCGACTGTGTATCTCTGATTCCTGTGTTTCTTATTGCTGATGCTTGAGCATTTTCGATCTGTCGTAAAATAAGTTTTAACTGTTCCTCACTGGTAATAGCTGTTGGATCAATGCCATTACGCATCAATAGATCCGCCATGATATTCTCACCCAATGTAACTCTTTGTGGATCTTTAAGTGTGATCATGATGCCGTCATCAGAACGACCGGCCATTTGTTTAGCTACAAAGTTTCTGATAATCTTATTTATCATTAATAATAATTCCTTTTAGTTTTCTCGACTTGTTCGTCGACATAGTCTTCAGGGTGATCGATCAGACCTCCCTGTCTGAATCGCATGATAGCCTGTGTGGTTGAGTCCACAAGATCATCATGATCCCCGTATGGAAAAGCCGCGCACTCCTCAATGACGTCGTCCGCGAATTTCTGCTCAGGTGCCCATATCATACCAGATTCGAACAGAGGTGCAACAGAATTTACACGAGCGTGTTTGTCATTACCTTTTGATGGTGTAAAGTTTACGACCGGTATATCCATCTTTCGAAGCTCGTATGTGAGAGGCAAACCACTGGCTTTTGCCTCAACAATCACCGTTTCAGGCTTCCAATATTCATATTGTTCTAACGCCAAACGTCTGAGTTCTGGAAACTCATATCTGCCTTTTATGGCATCTAACAGTATAAGATTAGCTCCCTCGTCCTCTGATGGATACCAGATACCCCATGTGGTGATGGCACTATAATCAGCTGTCTCCTTTTTTAAAAATGCTGTATCGTAAGATTGTATGACGTGATGTAGTTCTGGTATATCTTCGTGTGTATATGTTCTCCACCATTCACGTTTTAATATAGCTCCCTCTTCTGCTGTTGGGTTCTGCATCCACTGCGCATTCCATTTGCCCGTGGGCAGTGTTGCCTGGACCTTTTCCAATTCGTCCAACTTCCAATACTCCGGCCACACAGGTTTCGCGTCCTTTGATCCGTGGTCCATGATCGCCGGAAATTCGACCACGTGCCATTGATCAGCTTTCGGTTCCTTCTGGTTCTTGACCAACATACCTGTCAGATCTTTTGTTGTCCAACGGGTCATGACCAACACGATCTTGCCTCCCGGTTGTAAACGCTGTCGAGGACCTGATGTGTACCACTCGTAGGCCGATTCCATCGCTGTAGGAGATAGAGCGTCCTGTTCCGAGTGTGGGTCATCTATGATTAATAAATCCGCACCACGTCCCGTGATCGCACCACCGACACCGGCGGCGAAGTATTCACCACCCTGTGATGTCTCCCAACGTCCCGCTGCCTTTGAGTCTTCTTGTAAAGTTGTTTTAAAAATTTTTGAATAGTCCTCTCGATCGATTAAA